TGGTAAAAGTGGCAGAGTATAACTGGGTATAAAAGGATGGGGAGATGTTATGGGTGGTGCTCGAATCCAAGATGTCGTCCATGACCAGCACCACGGAGCTACTGCTGACGTTTATGACCGGGGTGTTACCATTCGTGTCTAAGTTTCCATAAGATACGGCTGGCGTGCCAGCGCCAGCTATCTCGCTAAGAACGAACCACCCCTTGTAGTAGGGGCCAGTGGGGATGCTCACGGTAAGGCTGGCGCTGTCCCCCGCCTGTGCCGTTCTCGTCCACACTAGCGCCCGATTGTTGTTGTATCCAACTGTCGGAAAAGTCTCATCTAGTATACTGGTGTATCCCGGCATGTCATAGACGGGATGCCCACTACTTATATCCGTCCCAAGGCTTTCAAGGACCATAAGGCTTCCGGGGGCGGGGGCGGAAGGGAGGGTAATGGTGAAGGAGTTGTGGCCCATCGCCGTCACTACATCAATAGACTATGCCAAACCTACGATGGTTATCAGCACATTCTCCGTGGTTACGATGTTCCCCGAGGAGTCGTATGCTATGCATGTTACTACCGTACTTACTGAAAAACCATCCACAAATTCGTAAATTCCTGAACCGTTAGTGTTTATCAGGGTGGGAGCGCCCTCGATACTCACCGCTGCCACATTGTTGCTACTCCACAGGATATAGACCGGTGTACCCGCTGTGGTGGTGGAAGGCACCGCCGTAAAAGTAGCCCACGCCGGAAGAGAGGTATCTCCCTCAGTACTGTAAGAAGCAAAGAGAGCAAATCCCGGCAAATCAAACAGTTCCGTGCCCCTCTGGCTCAAAACAAGTTGGATGAGGTTGATGTTTGATGAGTTGTAGGTGGTATCCCCACTATACGCTGCCGTGATGAGGTGAGTGCCCGTGGACAGGGTGGAGATGGGTCCGTAAGAGGTTGCCCCGGCAACCAAAGAGAGCGTCTGCGGGGGGAAGCCACTCAGGCTGTCGGTCAACGTAATCGTTCCCGTAGGTGTCCCGGATGACCCGGTCACTGTGATGTTAAAAGTGACCGCATCTCCGTACCGGGAAGGGTTTTCCGTGCTAAGAAGGGTGAGAGTGGGGACCGCCTTGGACTCCACGTTTTGGGTCAAAAAATTACTGCTACCAGCAAAGCTGTAGCTTCCAAAGGAGTACTGGTCCACGGTCTGTCCGACCGTCTGCACCCCTGAATTGTAGTTTACATCCCCGCTGTAAGTGGCGGTGATGGTGTGGGAGTTGACGGTAAGAATGCTATCGGTAAATAGGGCCGCTCCACTGGCGAGCGTCACCATCCCCATGGTCCCATCCAGATTGGATGAGAAGGTCACCGTGCCTGTGGGCGTTCCGGCACCGCCGCTTATCGTGACGACAAACTGCACCGTCTCTCCCGAATAAGAAGTGGACGGGGTATTGACTAGCAGGATTGTGGGGGTAGAGGGCATTAGGCACCTCCCCCGTATGTTGCTGTGATGGTGTGATAGTCAATGGCAAGAGCGGTAGTGCTATAGGATGTCGCTCCACTCGATAGGGGAAGAGTCTGAGGGGAGAAACTACCCACGTCGTCGGTCAATACCACATTGCCCAAGGGGTATCCGGCTCCCCCGAAAACTTGCACCACCACGTAAGGAACTTCCGTGCCTGAACCCACACTGATATTTGCCGTAACCGCAGAGTTGGGAACCATGCCAAGGTAAGCGGCGGAGTCGGCGTTCAACCATAGAGGTTTAGCATATCCACTGGGTAACCAATTGGTTAAATTACCCCAGCCTGCGGTACGGAAGAAACAGACAATTGCCAGTCCCGGACCTCCGGGCAAAACCGGAGTGGTGAGCAGGCTGTTACCGGGGCTGACATAGGTGCTGACCACGGTGCCTGCCGCCGCCCATATGACGGGTGTTCCGGCAAGTTCAATCATGTAATAGTCGTTGGCTGCGCCGTTATCATTGCTATCCGGCTTCGTGAAAGTCCACACCTTACCGTCATCTGATTCTACGATGTGCGTCCCCACCGTGGCGTTGGCATTACCGTTCCAAAAACTGCCGAGACAATCAAACTCCACAGGTAAGACGGAGGGGGAGTTTCCGTGGTTCACTCCTCCGATAGCCAGCATGATGTTGCCTATCGTGGGGAAATTCGACAAGGTTACCGTGACGGTTGTATCCCCGCCGTTGCTACTGGAGGATTGCACGACTGCGGGGGCAACGGGAGCAACCGTTATGTCGAATTCAACGTTATCTCCGAAAAACGATGGGTTGAGGGTGCTGCTGACGGCGGTTGTAGAGTTGAAATCCAAGCTGCTTTCAACCTGTTGTTCAAGGGTCGAAGACATGGGAGCGTAGGTACCGTCTCCACTATAAGCCGCCGTTATGCTATGAGCGCCTGCGGTGAGTGAGCTTACTACACAAGAGGCTATACCATTCACCAGAGGAAGGCTGCTTCCAAGCACAGTGCTGGTAGTCGTATCCGTTACCGTCACCGTCCCCGTGGGGATGGAAGTGGGGCTTCCTATGGCATTGATGGAGATAAGCAACGGGGTAGAAGCAACCGAAGGGTTGGGGTTGGAGGATATGATAACTGACGGCAAAGCGACGGGTCCTGCTACGATGGCATTCCACGCCGGGGTGGAAACCCATGTCGCTGTTCCAGTGACCGTGTTGGGTGGAGGACTGCCAGCGGCGGAGAGGAATGCGGCATAGGCGTAGTTAGCGGGACTGCCGGTGTGGGTGGAATCCCCAAATTGATGTTGCAGCGTGTAGCCAGCGGGGAGGAACCCGCTTCCCGTTACTTGCTGGTCCCACACGAATGCCACTAAAGCCAAACTGGGACTGAGGACGGGGAAACTCGCCGTCATCGTACCGGTGGTGCTGGGAGTGGGGTTGGCTTGTCCACTGTGATAAGTCAAAGTGGGCTGCCCGGTAATCTCTACCAGAATTCCATCTTGTACAGCGGTGTAAACTTCACTGTCACCACCGATGTAAAAGTTATAAGTCTTGCCATCTCCAGCTTGAGCAACCCTTGTGAAAGCCGCCCCGCCATAGGTAGACTCATCGAATCCATTGAAATAGTTCCAATTGCCGGGACCGAGGACGTTAAGAATACCATTGCCGCTGCCCACTGTGAAGAACAGCATGGTGTTACCGGGGGTAGGGGTATTGGGGAAACTGGTATTCCAACTCGCTATGGGTCCATCATTGCGAGAGTAACCCACCTGCACGATTTGTGGCGCTTGTAAGGGCATTAGAGAGCCTCCCCATATTGGAACGGTGGGCTAGGCATGTGGTGGATGACCTGTATCACCCCTTGCAGGTTGAATGGCCGGTTGGCGAACAGCAGGTACCGATTGTTTACGGCGTCGTAAGAGGCATTTTGAATCACCAGCGGTATGCCATCCACGTAAACCTCCACATCCACCGTGGGGTCAAACTCTACCGGTGGGCTGGTAGGCTTAATAAGCGGACCGATGTAGTTGCCCAACAGGAGTTGGATGCGGTTCGGATAGGGCGCATTGGTAACGGCGGTCAGCATTATTCCCCACTCTTAAGGAACTTCAAAAACTCCTCGTATCCTTCTTCGGAAGCATACTTCTCAATCATGCTCATCTCCAAGCTTGTGCGCTTGCGGAGTAGTTTCTTCCACCACTCACCGGGTATCTTCTCCTGCAATCGCTCTAACCACCGTCTCGGTAGGTTGGGCTTCTTCCTTTGCTGGAGCTTCTTCTCCTCTTGCTTGATAAGGTCGTTAAGGTCCGGCTGTTTCTTGGGAGCGGGGGCTGGCGGCGGTGTAACATTTGTGGCCTTTTCATCCCGTTTGACTACCTGCTGCTTGGGTGGTTGCGGAGGCTTGGGGGCCGGTCCCTTCGGCTTTGGCTCCATGGGCTTGGGAGCCGTGGGTTTGTTCAACGGCGGCAAGGCGGGCGGTTGCTCCCCCTTACCCCTCTCCAACTTCTCTGTCTCTTCCTCCAGAAGGTCGTCAATCATCTCCTTCTGCTTGTCGGGGTCTGTGGTCTTCACAATCTGGTCAATTTCTTTGCGCTTGCGCATCTCTTCCTGACGCTCTTCCAGCCGAATGCCCTTCTCAGTTGGGATTTCCTCCTCCAACCGCTTCTTGTTAAGCTCCACCTGCCGCTTGCGCACAATGTTCTGGATGTTGTGCTGAATAGCGGGCAGGATGCGCTCGAAGACCGTCTTGACATGCTTGCAGATAACGAAGTTGCCCCGGAGGTCTAACCGTTCTGTGGGGGCTTGTAGAAGAGGCCGGGGCTGCCCATGCAGACCGTCCCGCTGGTGGAGATTCCATTGTGCGCCCCAATACAGGAATGCCGGGCAGGAGCAGGAGACCCGGACATCAATCTGCCTTGCATCCTGTGTTTTTTCCACCTGACTTAAATCGAACTGGACTTGCACGTCGTGTCCCTTGGGGTCGGAATAATTCTCGTGGCAGGTGACCTTGTAGGCAAGGTAAAGCTCCTTGGGTTTGGAACTGATGGGCTTGACCTCGCACCCGGCCCGGCGCTTGACGGAAAAAGCATTGGTCTGCCGGATGAGTTCCGGGAGGGAGATAGCTACCTTGGTGAAAGGTGGAGAAGTGAGGGATATGGGGATGCTAATCCATGTGCCTTGTTTGACTTGCCATGGGTTATATCCTCCCAGAATCATCCTGCTGAGCATCTGCTGGAAGTCTGGGGTCCAGTCTGGTGCGAGATTTTGCACTTGCGCTAAAGCCATAGACTCCCTCATCTATGAACTGAAAAGCCTTATGAATTTCTCTTACGTTTTCCCCGCATTAAGGAACGAGAGATTTCGGTGTGTTTCTTACCAAAAAACGGGTTACTTTTACCGGACATTTTTTGACGAATTTTTTCCTTTGTTGTTTCACTACAGGGAATCCCCCTCCTCCCTTTACTAATTTTTCGGCATGTCTCTAAGGTTGGTTTTCTTCCAAGACTAGCTTGACGTAGCTTTTCTATGGTTTCCAGCGTAAATTTCCGACTACTATTCCACTCTCTCAATGCCTGTTTTCGTTCTTTGGTCCACGCTTTTGACATTTTTAATCTGGTCTCAAGGGTGTGACTGCCGGTGTGTCCCTCCCCTCCGCTACAAAGATTATATCCTATATCCGGGTAGTGAGACCCGAGAGCTTTTATAAGAAATCGTTCCCAATAACAAAGTTCTTCATTGGTTTGTAAATCAGAAATTACGGGGTGAATGCTCCATACAGAAGAGGGACATTTCCACATAGCTGAAAAAAGGTGGGACCCTCCTCGATAATTTCCTTTGATAGCATCGCTAATTTTTCTTCTTAAATAAGAGTTTAAGTTAGAACCGATGGTTTTGCCAACGTAGATTTTAAGAGTTTCTTGATTAACTATGATGTAAACAAACATTTGAAAAATCCCCTATAAAGCCTTTAGGTAGTTCAAAAGTTACGGGGATTAAGAGGGGGAAAGCTGGCTTTCCGTAGCTTCCTGCGGAGGGGCTTCATCAACGGGTGTTGACTCCACTCGTTTACGGCGCTTGAACGCTTTCTCGGTGGGAGGTTCCTCTTGAGGCAACGGGAGATGAGGAAGATTCTCCATAACATCCTTAGCGACCTTCTCCGCTGCGGCGGAAGAGATAAGCGCCATGCCTTCCACTTTACCGGCAGGTATCTTGACTTCCAAGAGGAACTTGCTTTTCAGAAAAGCCTCAATGACCAACGGAGCGACCTTGATGACCTTCTCAAATTTGCCGTTCCGAAAAACCGTGAGAGAGTTTCCATGCTTGGGGTCATAGGATAGCTGGTCCCCCGGTCGCACATAGAACTTGTAACCCTCAAAGTTTATCGTACTATTTGCCACAAAACTCTTCATTTTTCACACCCCCGTTAATGGGTCAGATAGCGTACTCCTGCTTGATTTCCTTAATTTCCTTCCGATTCCCGGCAATGAACTTAATCAACCCCTCGGCATACTTGGTCTGCCGTTCGTCCCCGGAAAGGGCCTCATAATCAGCCTTGGTCTGAGTGATTTGTCGTTGCAGGTCCGCAACCCGTTTCTTTGCTTTCGCCAATGCTGTTTCTTCATCAACGCTGGGAACACGTAGATACGGGTCGTAATCGTTCACCCCCTCGAAGCCATCAGGCAGAATGACGCAGGTTTCCAAGTCGGTGTCAAACTGTAGCCTAAGATATTCACCGTCAATAAGGTAACGGCCTACAAGTTCATCAACCTTGTCGTAAGGAAGCTTGCTTTGACGGGCAAAGGAATGAAGGTTAGACTCCAAATCCTCATCGTCCGGGCAGTAAAGTGAAACCGTGAATCGGGGCATAGACTCCTCCGTAGGATAATACTGAGTTTCGGAGGAAAGGTGGGCTAAAAAGAGAACGGCGGGGGTCCCGAAAGACCCCCGCCGTGGAGTTGTACAATCAGAGGGGCGATTAGTTCTCGCCGATGTTCTGACCGGTGATGAAGGACTCGTACCGACCATTGACGGTAAGCCGTTGAACTCCCGAAGGATTGAAGACTAAAAATCCGAGATTCTCAAAAATCGAAAACCCGATTTGCCTCAAATCCGGGCGGTCTGCCGACATAACGGTGAGCGGGATACGCTCCGGGATGACGCCCAAGAACTCGGCATCAGCGAGAATGTATACGCAGCCGTAGCCGACTTTACGGGACTGGAGGAGTGTAGCCCCCCACAGGTAGCCCATGACGCCGGTCTTGAGTAGCTTACGCTGCGTCTCACGGTCGATATTTTGCTGCGTCCACTTCAACAGGTCCGTGTAGTCACGGGGGTTGAAGAAACAGAACGCAACCGACAGGTCATGCCGCTGCACCTGTCCGAATCCATCAGCCATGGAGTTGATGTCAATGGGAGCGCTGATGGCGATGTCCCCATTGTAGACTGGGTCAAACAGGCCCGAGCCTGCCTTGGCAACGTTGTCGGCAGCCACTTGCGTGTTGGCTGCGGCGGCAACTGCGTCGAACAATCCGAAAACGTATCCGTCTTCGGCTGCGCCGACTTCCGCCTTGGCGAGGTTCAGAGAACGAGCGACCAAGTCGAACCGACGTTCCTTAATCTGGGTGATGGGAATCATCGGGTTGCTGACGATTTCAAAGGTCGGAACGGTGACCCGCTTGGGCTTGGTGACCCGAACGATGTCTCCGCCTTCCTCACCAACGACGAAGGCTTCAACAAATGACCCACCCGGTGTGCTGGACACCGTCTGTGCCATGATGTCAAATTCCTTGTCATAGATGGGGAGTGCGCCGTCCGGTAGCGTTTCGACCATAAGAGCCTTGCGAGCAATGCTCATATAGTCACGACGCCGACGAAGGGACGGTCCGAGGCTAGCGGCAAGCTTTTGGCGTCCGCCAGCGGTCTTGAGAAGCTGACCCAACATAGCAGTCTGCTGTTGGGTACGGGAAAGATTTGCCATTTGAATTACCTCTTTTTCCTGTTCCTTGCCTAATCGGTGGGGTAGCCTAAGCTACCTTCCAATTAGAGCAGACTTGCTACGCCCAGCCACGGCTCCTGAGTGCTGGGGACGTGAGTGCAGATGCCGACCGGGATGTAGCCGTTCGTTCCGCCAGTGGTGCCAGAGTGTGCCTTATCGGTGTAAAGTCCAACGTTACTCGTGGAATTTCCACCGCAGTACACATAAGCACCGGCGACAAACGCTACGCCAGCCTGCGTGTCATACGACTCTTGGTTGATGTTGCCCTGCCAGAGACCACGAACCACTGGGGCCTTCTTGCTGCCCGCAGGTCCAATGGCACCGGAGAATTCACCGGGGCCGTTGATGAGGGCGGCGAACGGAACATTGCCCGCTGCTACTGTGGTTGTGGCGTTGGAGGTATACTGCCTGTCACCGGGGTTGAACGGACCCGTTCCAATGATGCCCGCAGTTGCAGTCTCGGTGCTGCCGAGAGTGCTGTCTACGTTACAAGGAACGATGACCGTTTCCACGTTGGAGGCGTTCTGGGGGTTTCCTGCGATAGCCATGATACGACCTGACAGATACCCTGCGTTAATCAGGGTGGTCTGGTCAGTTCCGGGGTCTCCGGTGAGGAGAACGTCGGGCGTAGCATTAACGCTATCGTTTTGACCGTAATAGACTAATTTAAGTCCCATAAGTTCTTTCCTTTGTTGAACTTAGGAGATTTTTGTCTCCATGTAGAAGGTTGGATTAACCTGTATACCCAATCCTCTGTCTAGGAGTAGACTCGGGACTATAGGAAAACAGGCTGCTTCATACATTTAAAGGAGTTGATAGCAAAGATATTATTTTACCGACATTTGTCGATAAAATAACAGCTTGGCCATAAAACACAACTATCCACTCCTTCATAAAGAGGGGATGGTAAAATGCAAATCTACTTGGTGACTAATCTTGTTAACAACAAGATGTACGTCGGACAAACAATTCAGAGCGTAGAAAGGCGATGGCGGAAACACCTTAGCAACGCTAGGATGGGGCAACAAGACCGTCTCTATCAGGCCATCCGCAAATATGGACCAGAGGCATTTATAGCAGAGGGCCTAACCCGATGTAATAGCCTGGAACAGATGAACAACCTGGAGAAGCTCTGGATTGCCTTGCTTGGGACTTACGATTACGAATCAGGATACAATATGACGCCTGGAGGAGACGGACGCCCCGTACTTTGCACAGAAGAAACAAGAAAAAAGATAAGTAAAACACGCAAGGGCCAACCTTGCCCGCAATCAACGAAAGAGGCGGTTGGTAAACGGCATAAGGGGAAACCCAAGCCCATATCTCAACGGCAGAAGATGGCTGCCCACTGGAACACTGAAACTGAACAGGGTAGAAACCGACGTTCAAAACAAGCGGATGTTGCCCGCCAAGTTAACGCTATCGAAAATGTCAAACTTAAGGACTACACCTGTCCCACCTGTAAGAAAGAGTTTAAACAGGTGACAAAGGGAGCATATGGCGGTCATCGCAAGGCGTGTCTGTTTTGGAATATTCCCTATGAGGGTACTGTTATCGAATAAGGCAGGACGCCCGAAACTACTGTTAATGGCGGCTCCGGGCGCATGGTGGAAGGACTCATAAAAACTAACCCCCGGCGAGTGATAACTGCCGGGGGTGGGGTTGCACCTGCGAAATTAGTCATTCGGGATACCGTCGTTGGGTCCGAACATCGCATCGCCAATGTTGATTGCCTTTGGCGTGGAGGCGTCGGAAGCCATCACCGGCTTAATTTTCTTAAGCGTCGGCTTGGCGGCGGGCTTGGCGGCTGCCTTGGGAGCGGCTGCCTTACCTTGGGACTGAGGAGTCTGTCCGGGGGCGGGTTCCTTCAAAGCGGGAACGGCGTCCTGCGGAGTACGGACGGGACCAGTGCCAGTAGAGTTTTCCTTGAACTCCTGCGGCTCGGGGGCGGCGTCAGTGATGACTTCGGCCCACAGGTCGTCCTTGTGGTCTTCCTCGTTGTTACGGCTATCGGCGGAAGTTTCCTTCTGCTCGAAGTGCTTAGCGGCGGTTCCGTCGTAGGCCGGGATGACTTCCATACCCGCCACGGAGGCGGCGGTACGGACCTGACCAAGGAGGGTTGCCAACGGGTCGTCATCGGCACCTTGACGGCTGAACATGGAGGCTACGACATCCCCGAATTCCTGAATGCCGTTGTTGTCCAGAGCAGCTTCCATGGTAGAGGCGGCGGACGGCGAGAAGAAGTCAGCACCGGAGTTGTCACCTTCGTTGGCGAGGGCGGAGGTCTTCTCCTCCATGTTGTCCTCGTTAAAGATGTTCTCAAGGTTGAGTTCCTGTTCGGCACCTTCGCCTTCGAGGTTCTCTCCTTCACCTTCAACGGACTGCCCCTCGCCTTCGAGAGTCTCACCCACTTGCTCAAGTTCCTCACCTTCGGTTTCAAGGACGCCCTCGGGCACGTCTTCTCCCTCGGTCTCTTCTTGAGCAACCGCTTCCTCAAGCTCGTGGATTTCGGTTACAAGTTCCTGTGCCTTTTCGCCGAGGTCCTTAATCTTCTCCTCGGTCACCATCTCACCAGCACCGGCTGCATCACCCATCGGTCCCTCGGGCGGCAGTCCACCTTCGGCGGGTGGCATTTCACCTTCCACCGGAGGCATATCAGCGGGCGGCATCTCGCCTTCCACGGGTGCTGCATCCATGGGGGGCGCTGTATCTACTGGAGGTGCGGCGGGCGGAGCGGCGGGGGCTGCCGGGGCGGCTGCCTCGGGTCCGGGATACGCCTTCTTACTCTTAACGGCGGCTGCCTTGGCGGCGGTACACTTGGCGCACATCTTACCACCCTTGCAGTTCGGGCAAGTGGCTGTCTTGGCGGCTGCCTTGGGCGCTCCATCTCCACCTTCGGCCTTGGATGCACCTTCCGATAGATTCACCGTGTCTCCGGGGCGCTCACCAGCACCGGGACGCTCGGCTGCTTTACCGGCATCGACTTCCTTCGGCTCCGAGGCGGTACCACCACCATGACCACGCCCGTCATTATAGGTCGGGGTCTGCGGTCCGGCATCCTGCCGGTCATCCGCTTTCTTGGCGGAGGCATTAACGGCCTCACCCTTGATTTCGGACTTCACGGCGCTCTTCTCTGCCGCCAAGTCACCGGGCTTATCAGCCTTCTCGGTGTCGTTCATTTCGTCCCTGTGGACTTCCTTGAGCGTACCGAGGTCAGCAAGCCGGGTATAGTGGGCGTTGACGGCGGTCTGCTTGAGAGCAGCCTTCAAAGCGCTCGTCTTGTTGGCGAGCAGGCTTTGAGCAAACGCTTTCTGGGCTTCCACCGGAGCAGTGGGCAGCATCGTCTTGGCGATAGTCCAAGCAGCAGCCACACGAGTCTTGGCTTCCCGCTTGATAGCGTCCTTATCCGCCTTGACAGCGGCGATGGATTCCTTCATTGAAACCTTAGTGTCTTTTGCCATAATCTTTCCCCTCTCGGAGTTAGGGCTGTTGCTGCCCTTCTTATCAGGTATTTGATAGTTCTGTTTTTTGCTCGCCATCATGGGTTGGGCGGGAGCGGGCGGTGGTTCCGGGGGTACCCCAGTGGTTCCCTCGGGGGTTTGCGGTGGTTCGGCGGGTATCTCAGCGGGTGGTTCTGCCATGGGTGCCTCAGCGGGTGATACTGGTGCTTCGGCGAGAGGGGGTTCTGCGGGTGGTTCTGCCTCGGGGGTTAGGCCGGGGCCGGGAGGAGTGGTATTTCCCAGCTTATCCCCGGTAGCGATATCTCCGAGGGTCTGGTCCAGTCCATCCAACTCACTCTTGAGTTCAGGAGACCAAGGACCTTGCTTGAAGCGTTCCCAAGCGTTCAGGAACTCTACTTTCTCCTTCATGCCTTGGATATCCTTCTCGATTTCCTTACGCTTTTCAGCGAGATAATCGAAAGTCTTCCCACCCTCACCCTCGGGAAGAGTCATATCCAAGTTCTTGATTTCATTGTCCAAAGCGCCAAGCTCTGCAACCTTGCGCCTATATACGGAGATGAGTGGATTTATTACCATTAGCGTAGGTTCCTTCCGTCGTCCCGAGAGAGGAGAAGCTCTCCCACATTAAGACCTTCATAGTTGCCATTTTCTGAGGCTGCTTTAGCAAAAACTGCTTTCTCGGACCCACGAATATGGTTGGTATACTTGGTAGCGGGGCCAAGCCACTCGTTGGAGACTATCGACCGCTTGACAGCGCCGGGAAACGCTGGAGTTTGTACCCAAGAAGCCTCTACGAATTTCACACCTCCCCCCGGAAGGTATTTATGTCCGCAAAGTTCTGCTACACGGCGTGGAATGCCGTTATCATCCGGCATAAAACTGCCCTTATTGAACTGGAGGTGATGACAATAATTGCTGGAGTCGGTCACATGCTGACCACAGAAAGAGCAGATTACAAGGTCGGTAACACACCCCATGGATAGGTACTTGACTCTTTCAGACCTAATATCATTGGCAAGCTTTTCATGCTTAAGGTCAGTAGCCACGAGTATGTCTACAAAATATATATCATCCTGTGGGTCTTGAGTCAGATGTATCTTGCGGAGGACCGAATCAATAATATGACCCTTGGCATACTTACTGTTTTGAAAATGTTCCACAAAGTTAAAGGCACCCACAAAGGTTTTGTAGGACAACTTCAGTGTTTCTGGACCCCAAGCATCGTCATTGTTATTTACAAAAGCCGCACTAGCAGTCCTAATCAACCAATCCTCCGGTTCTTTTTCTAAAGCAACTGATGCCATGATTGTACAGTGTGACAAAAGATAGCGGGTCTGACTTGCTGCGGTTTTGCAGAACGGATGACTTTGGTCTACATTGTAACCACGAAACGCACTACTCCCATGCATCTTCTCCCAATCGCTAAAGCTAAGAAGAGGTTCGGCAAGCTCCGCATTGGCAAACTTCTTAAATGACATGTTCCCCTATACAGAGGTTTCAATAGCAATGACTTTTAACTGAAACCTTCCCGCTCGTCGTAAATAAGAGATAAACTCATCATATGTCTTGTCTTTTTTCATGTAGTTACAGTCCTTGCAAGCTGGGAGGACATTACCTGGAATATACCCCAGTGAATTATCTTTACGGTCTACACCGTTGCAGATGTAACCGCCATTATAGCGCTTGGAGCCCCTTCTTTCTGATGGTGGACTCCCGCAATAGTGACATGGTTGTTGAGTAATCTCGAAAAACTCGTCATTACTCAGTCCCCATTCATAGCCTCGCCTCTTTGCTGCTGCCTGATAAGTAGCCAGCAAGTGGTTACGCATACAGAGACCCAGCTCCAGTTTGCGGCTGTCAGTTCGCCAGCACCCACAACTCTTAGTCCTTCCCATAACCAAAGCATTGGTCCGTACAATAACCTCTTTTCCACAATCACAGACTGTTAGCCACCTTTTGACCGCTCGCTGACTTGGGTCAAAATCGTAAAAGCGAATAACGGTTAGGCGATTGAATTTATGCCCTAATAAATCTGACTCTAGCTGCCTGTTTTTCTTCTCCCGGAGTAACGCCATAGTTTCCCTGGCTCGTTCCCGAGACAAACATCCGCAGCTTTGGGCACCTTTCCCACGAAGGTTGGCACTAAGGTTGACCGTCTCATTCCCACAATCACACCTACAGACCCACCTTGCCTGCCCACCTTTATGGTTGGGAGCCCCCTCAACAACAATCAATCGTCCAAACCGCTGACCTATCAGATTTATTTTTCTCATACCTAATAAACCCATAGTCATAAAACCTAATTAAACCCATTCATTACTTACTAAAGAACACCCCGCAATTCATACATTCCACGAGGTTTACTCCCTCAGCCTCAGAATCTTCCACGGGTTTGGTTTTGTCACACTTACAGTGGGGGCAAACGAGATTACCTTCCTCTATCGGAACGGAAACCTTGGCCCCGGCCTGCTTGGATACCATTTTGTCCAGAAGGAAATTCTTTACTTCCGGTTCAAGGCTATCAAGGTCGCCGTCACGGTCCATCTGCATTACCATGCTGTGATAGGCATAGCGTTCCTTGGGGTTGGCTCGAAGTGCCTGCTCCAACTGCTGAATAGCTGCTTTACTTTCTCCCGTCTGAGCAAACACAATACCTAGAAGAAAGTTAGCCTTCCCGTTATAGGGATTATGTACAAGGGATTGAGTGAGGAAATTACGGGCTACATCCCAGTTACCTTGTTTAGCGGCGTCTGCTCCATCGTCATAATATTTCTTTGCAAGATTCGGGTCCCAATCCTTCCCCGCCGCCATGTGCGGAGTAGCATCCCACGCTTCCCGGATTTGCTGGTCTCGTTCGGAAACATGAGCGGGACCTTCCCACGCCTTTTCAATCTGCGTCTTTCTTTCCAGTTCCGGCAGGGTGACATTCACTTTCTGCTTGATTTCCTTGGGAGAGAATCCCATGTAAAGTGGATCCAGTACTTGTCGATTCCTAGTTTGTCGGCTACATTACGACGCTCGGTGTTCTGAGTACTTCTCCACCATCCCTCAGCATCGGCGGCAATCTTGGAACTCTTGATGCCAAGAGACTTCATGAAATCCTTATCTCCCTTAGTGGGCCTGAATGGTTTAGCACGAGTCACATCCTCATAACCTTCCGGGCCGAACGGAGTGTCCCAGTGAGAATAACCAAAGTGCCTGCGCATAAGCCCCTCGGCTCCATGAAGAGAGGGTTTGCTATACTTGTTGCCCATGGCAATATCCGTGCGATTCAGTTCATCACTCGTGACACCGCACAACTTGCATTTAAGGGTAACATGTGGTACACCCGGACCTGCAAATGCAGGCCGACCGACAATTACGGGAGATTCTGTGGTCTCAGGAACCCCGGCTGCTTCCAGTAACTCAACGTCACCGGGTTCGATATAGTCAGCCAACTCCTGTAACTCAAGCAACTCACTTGTGCTTATGCGTTCGGCTCTAAGTTCACCTCTCAGATACTCCAAACGGTCCTTTACTGAATCGTTGGCTTTTGTACCGCCAAGGGGTTTGCCATAGAGCGTACCCATGTCGGTAACTTCACCTTCTGGTTCATCCTCCTCACCCACACCTGCTCCCTTCTTAAGGGGTCTCGGCGGTTTGGTGCTCTCATCAACTAGAGTGGGGTCAAGATGCTTGCGAAGCTCGGTCCTCGGCGGCAACATATCGGTGCTGTCATATATCTTCACCTCCGAGTCCAAGGCGGACATCTTATCCTGCACCTTCTCCGCCACATCCTCCATCTCCGCTCTATTAACCTGTGGGTTATCCTTGGCGAGGTCGTTAACTACTTGCTTAACCTGCTGCTGTTCGGTTCCCGTGGGCTTTGCCTGTTGCTGGTCCGGCGCTGACGATGGGAGTGCCTTACTGTTTGTCTGTGGGTTTGTCTGAGCGGGCTTCGGTGGTGTAGGAGCCGTCCACCGGGGCTGATTGGGGTCATTCTGCACGGGAGCGCCGGGTGCTCCTCCAATAGGAGTACCTGTGCCAAAGGATTTCTCCGTGGCGGTCTTGAAGCCGTCCTCTTCACCTTCTTTGAAAAACGTCGCTGTCTCCGGGTCGGGCGGCTGGAGAAGGGGATTATGGGGCTGAACGGTATCTACCAATCCCTTGAGAGACCCCCAAATCTTCATCTCCTTCATGAACTGCTCATCCTCGGGGGTATATTCACCGGGGACGATGGGTTCTTTCTCGATAGGGTCGCCACAATTGGCACACGTCTCCGCCCCGGATTCCAAAGAAAGCAGGGGTTGTGGGATGACCCCTGAGTCGGTCACATAATCCGGGTCATCAACTGGTCCCGGAGGGCCGACCTGCCCCTTGTCCAACATCTCATCAATCATCTCCATCCCACAGCGAGGACAGTAGACTTCCGACCGGAAGAGATATCCGTCCGGCTCTTCCCACTCTTTCTTGAGAGAGGCCCGGAATTCTTCTCGGTCCTGTATCCGTTTACCGGAGGGGTGGAACTCCTCGGCGGCTACCTGAGTAATGGGGTCCTGTTTTGCTTTCAGGAGTTCGTTATCTGAATCACTAACAATCTTGACAGGCACGGCGCTCACACTTCCGGTCTTCGCCGTAAACTTCTTGCACCGGCAGCGGGGACTCTTGCAACCAAACCTGCCCCGGTTCCAATGTTCGTGGAACTGATGACCACACCGGCACATGGAAGAATCGGAGGCTGTCCGTAGCTTGGGCTTGGTCCGTGGCTCCCAAAAGTCAACCACTCCATCGGATAGTCCATCTACCGCATCCGCTGACCCGTGCTTATTCTGCTCAATCTCCGTACCCTTCTCCCCAAACGGCTTGTTGTAGGGGATATCAGTAGTCGGCTCGGCGTGATGCTGCTGGGTCGCATAATCCGGGCTATCAAAAAGCTCCTCTTTGTCGAATCCCCCCACCCCGCCTCCGGGGACAGGAAGCATTTCGGCTTTTATGAGCAAGGGGCTGTGCGGTTTGGTTATAAACATATGGAGATACTTCTCCTCATTAAAGCACCGTATAGCTTTGATTTTCAGTATCAAGCAATATGGGGATGACAAAGAAGAGAGCCATCAGGCTCTTGCAGCGAGCCTTATCCGACGATTTGTTGAAAAAAGAGTGGCTGGAGAAACGCCAGCCGGGTGATGACCCCACTTTCGGCCATTGTTACACGGCAACAGAAGCCCTTTATTATCTATGGGGTAAATCAAGAGGATACAGGCCGGGGGTACTACGAGGTTCCCGAGGAACTCACTGGTTTCTCTTTAATGATAAGGGAGATATAGCAGACCCCACCGTTAACCAGTGGAGGGAGAGAGTCCCCTACGAACGGGGAAGAGGATGCGGCTTCCTCACAAAAGGACCTTCTCGAAGATGTAGCAGATTGTTGGAGAGAGTGGGGGGAACAGGCCCTTGCCAATCCCATAAACAGTAAAGTGCCTATGGGAATAGCAGCGAGTACTCCAATGATTAGACCGACCGATGTAGCCATTACGCCTTCTTAGCCGAACCCTCATTGCATTCCTTGCAGGTGTACAACGTCATTCGGGTAATTGTGGGAAGAGTGATGAATTGTGCCCCAGCGGGAATGGTCTTTTCGCACTTGGAACATTTTCTGTCGGTCATTGCTGTCTGGTAATAGGGCATACTCACTCCACAACAGTTGACTTGGTAAGAACGAGACCAAGGGAAGCAACCTTGTCAAGGCATTCCTGTTTACCCTCAGCACTGCTTACCGCACCCGGCTCACCATCTGTTCGAGTAGAACAGAACAACGATTGCATGGTCTTACTCAGTCCCGATTTCTCAAAGAGGATAAAAACCCGCTTGGTCGTGGAGTTGTACACGAGCCGCCAGCATTTATACTCCGGGGAAACGTTAACCCAAACCTGTTCTCGGGTTACGGGGCTGGACATTAACCACGCCTCCTACTCACAAAGAATTGATTGCTGTTTAAGGTACTGATAAATGAGAATTTATTTCAATGTGTTTCTTACGGGGGTGGCTCTGGGCCTTTGCCTGTTTCTTCCCGACCTTCGGGTCACACATAGGACTACGCCCACCATAACGTTCCAAGTTAGTGGTATCTCGTTTTGATAGTAAAGTTGAACTAAGCATAGGGTTGCTTACACCATATCTAGCAAGAAGAGTATATTTTGTCTTTCGCTTAATTTCCGCATCACTAAAAGTCCGTAGATTCTTCCAATGACTTGGACATTCACAGAAAGTATTAGAACAGCACGGCCTCTCATATTTCCCTAACAAAAACTTGGCATTGGTACCACAGCCGTAAGAACACAGCTTAGAGGAGTCATCTATAGGCTTGGATATCATCTTTTTCTTACACTGACAATAGGCGGGACATGCCCCGTGATGGCTGGAACAGCAGGGGTTTTCTTTATTTCCAATCAAGAAAGCGGCGGCCAACCCGCATCCATACCGACATAGAAGGTGAGAATCGGGAAGGATGGAAATGAAATGGTTCTTTGAACCCCTTGGTCGCCCTGTATTGCCTTTCTCCTTAGCGATACGACCGGCCTTTCTAGGGTCGGACAACCCTTGTTCGTTGATGTATTTGAAACCACCCTTGCCGCCTTCATGCAGATTGTAGCAAAGCGGGTCCTGCCGGGCATTCCGTAATAATTCTACCTCCTTCGTATATGCCTCTGCGGAAACCTTAAATGTAAATAGGATGTCTTTCTTGAAGTTATGCTTACCATACTTCCTGACGGCACGCTTAATGGCAATCCCCGAGCCAAGATAATTGTCATTTGGATTATTAGTTTCGTGAACGCCGTAGTAGTAACGGCGATTGAGAAGATTGATAACCTTATAGACGTTGAACAAAGAGACCTCCGAGTATTAGACTGCTTTTGTCTAATACTCGGAAAGTCACAATACCGAAACTTGCATTAAAGAATGAACAAAGCCGGAGTCTAAAAACTCTAACTTATTGAATATAAAAGACTTTGACCCGTGGCGTCTCCCGGCCCTAACCCACTATCCAAAAATTCCCCATAAACCGTGCCGCTGACATCGAAGATGTCCGTGACACTGACCGTGACGTTTTCATTGACTGCCGCTGTTTCGATAACGTAGCCTGTCGTGTAGTTGGAAATCCAGCAGCCCTCGTACACCGTGGCAACGGCGAAGAGGCCCGGATTGCCTAAGTTGTTAAACCCGCCCTCGTTGGGGATGTCGGCGTTGGTAAGGTCTGGCTGTGCCCCGCCCGAATTGGGGGTAGGGGTTCCGGGAGTCGTGGACGCCAACTGGCTGAACACGATTTCCGTCTTGATGTCAAACGGCCAACGATGCTGACGGATGGACCTCACACCGCCGCTAACGCCAGCCTTGTAGCCCAAGACCTGCATGATGTTGGCAAGATAGAGACAGGTCCGTTGGATGGTGATGCTCAACGGCTCGGTGACGCCGGGCACGAGTTCGGCAACTTGGTCGCCGTACCCCAAGCCACGGATGGTCTCCACCGTGCGGGTTTCAGAAATGTTGAACTGGGAGGTGACGCCCAACTTGACAAACTTGCCCACGCCCACCACGTCGGTGAAAATCTTGAAGCGAGACGAAATCACCGATTCCGTCTGAGGGCTTGCTCCCTGCTGATAGATGTAACCACCTTGCGCCATATCTTCCTCCATTGCCGCCGAGCGGCGTTCTATTCAAAAACCCGAAAGTTTCTTTCCTTACAATTACCAGTCCTTCTTGGAAGGTTTTTTCGGTCCTTCACCCTTCCGTTGTTTCTTTGCGCACTGGTGGCAAAGCTCAGATTCGGAACCACTTAGTTCTTTGCCACAAGACTCACAACGTTCTTCTTCCTCGGCAGCGAGAATCAGGTCACCGAGAATCGAGGACTTCTTGCTTTTTTCTTTCACCTTGACGGCCTCCTCTTCGGCCTTCTCCTGCATCTCCTGCTTGCCAAGAACCTTGGCTGCCTGACCGAGCAGGTCATAGGCAAGGAAGATGGCTTCCACGGCTTCCCGGACCATCCGGCTGTCGTTGACCTGAGTGATTTCCTTGGCATCAAGGTATATGCTCTGGAGTTTATCGGCGAGAGACTTCACCTTCTTGAGAGCGGTGCTGGCATCCCGCTTTTTCTCGGTAGCCGACTTGCTGTTCAAGGGGTTGTCATTAAGCTTGATGGGTTCGGTGGTCTCGGGACGGTCCAGCTTCGCCGGGGCCTCATCCTCCAACTTGTGGGCTTCCTCTACTTCGGGTGTAGCCCCACCGCTTTCCGTAACGTCACCGGTTTCCTCATCATGGATAAACCATCCGCCCGCATCGCCTGCGGCGGTGATGGTGTTGACAATCTCTGCCTGTGCTGCCTGTATCTTCGTCCAGTCAGCGGTAGAGAGCTTGCCTTCCCGGTATGCCTGATAAGCAACTTCGTGTGGAGACACACTGCTCTCCTTCTGCTTATTGTGGATAGCCCACATCGTGGCATATGCCTTGTCCTTCTCACCGGGGTATTCTTTCTTGATGTCGTGCGCCGTTTCTTCGCTGATGCCGGGCGGAGTCACTGCGACCTTGATGCTTCCCGACTTGGAGCCTACAGACTGGTGACAGACGGCCCATGGATTGTATGGCTTCTTCTCACTGCCGCCTTCTTCCTTGTTCTGCTCCTTTACGTGATGCACGCAACGCTCGAACTTTGCGTCCTCGGCTGACTGCTTGTCAACGGAGGCGGTGTTGAGTCCACCGAAGCAGAAGTGCTGCATGTCGGTCGGTTCTTCATTCATGGGTTCCATACAGTTGCACGTCTCCCCTTCTCTTAACTTGCCGCCGCACTCGGGACACTCGGACTCCCGGACCCAATCTCCAACTTCGGGGTCCCAGACTTTCCTTTCGTTAGGGCATCCCCGCTCATGGCAATAGGTGCCATTGATGGTAGCGGAATAACATTGCGGGCACTTGCCCGGCCCGGTTCCCATTGGCTCTTCTTCCATTTCTTCTCCCGGTACTTCTGCTCCCACTGGGGTGTCATCGTAAAGGCCCAAAGCAGTCTTCACCGATGCCGACCGAGCGGCTCCCTGCTCTACTTCCACGGGACGGGTCTTAAGTTCTCCACTAAGGGATTGCACAAAGTCCCACGCCGCCTTGTCGTTGGGGTCAAGACCCTTGGAGATAGCGGTGACGATGTTGGAAAGTGACTCGCTGCTCATTTGCTTGATATCAGCGGAGATGTTACCGTTTCCCGGCTTGGTTACTAGAGGGGCCGGGGGCGGTGGTGCCGGGGCGGCAGCGGGTGCGCCTGCGGCGGCAGGAGCGGCTGGTGCTGCGGCGGGGGCCAGTGCTCCGGGCTGGGCAACCTTCTTAGCTGCCACACGAGGAACCTCCGCCTTCACAGGTTCCTTGGCTTCTGCCTTTTCGTTACGGTCGGTGACCCAATTCTCACCGGCACTACCAGCGCCCCGCTTCTTGGCGGCGGTCTGGGAGGCTACGGGCGGCATCTCGGTCTGTTCGATACCGTGAGTTTGAAACTGGGGTAGGTTACTCATCTGGCTTACCCACCGAACATACTTTTCCGCCTGCTGAGCAAATTGAGGATAAGCTTGGTCATCAAGCTGATTTTGCATGGCGGCGTTGCTTGCCACGTTCTTCAACCACTTGGCTACCTGCTGCATCTGCTGGAGACGAGCATCTCCAGTAGATTCCATGATAGCGATGAGGCCCTCCGCCTCTTGAGCGGCCTGTTGGATGGTCTGCGGAGTAGCCAGAATCCTTGCCTGCTTGCGATGTGATACGAGATGCGATTTCATGTGTCTCCTAAATGTCCACCGAAGGCAGTGAGGGAACTAAGCTCTGATTCCTCAGTGCCGTTAGGGCGACCGTGATTTCCGCTTGCATAGCCGTCCACCAAGCCTCCAAGGCCGCTGACGGATAAGGAGTAATGCAATCTAATTCACCCTGTATCGGTGCATGACGATTGGGATTATTGACGGGCGGACTGCTGGGCAAAGCGGACATAAACTTTACCGTCTTGGAAGACATCTGGGTGGTTATCCCCACGTAATACTGACTGCATGGAAAGACAAAGCTGAAAACTGCCGGGGGGCTAGAACCTGGAACGGGAACATTGGCGAAAGTTCCATTCCCCACGAGGGAAATCTGAGGGTCGCCATATGCCGCAATGAGGGCCTTATCACTGGCATCCGTTGGGTCGCCGACAAACGTAGCCTGTAAACGGATACTGAGGATGCCGTTTGCTTGAGTAATAACAGGGGTTACTTGCATTTTACGCCACCGCCTTCATAACAAGAGGTTTGTGGGAATTCAGGTAAGTTATCAAGCATTCAAGGCGAGAAACGGAATCTTTAACTGACCCAAGAGCGACATTACATGAATGACACAAGACCCCTCTGATTTCCTCGGTTTGATGATTGTGGTCCAACGACCACCCGTTTTTGTTTCCTGAGTTTGTAGAGCCACAACATGCGCATTTTAAACCTTGAGCCTCAAGAATCTTCTGTTTGTCCTCTATTGTTATTCCGTATTTGTGACGAAAATTCCTTATGGTGTTCTTTCTCCTGATTTCAGGTCCTTTTTCTGAATGGTACCGATGAAGACCTCTTTTGTTTTGGCATAATTTGCAATAACGGTCAAACCCATCCGAAGAGCGAGCAAGGCGATGGAAATTCGCCTCGTTCACTTCTTTCTCAGTCCGGCACATTTTGCAAAACTTCATCATTTCTCGGTCCTATCAGAGAGTAGTTGTGACAGTAAACGTCACAGAAATATATAACAAACTAAACATAGGTTTAAACGTCACAGTCACGTCCACCGTAGTGGGGTCGGTCGGGTCCGGCACCACGGATAGGCTCTTGTATCCACTGATGATTTGGTTATTCACCAAGGAGACCAACCGGGAGTTGCAGACCACCTGAATATCCGTGGTCAGTCCGGTGACCAACTTCCTGCCGATGAACTGTGCAAGGTCTGCACGGAACTGCTGAGCCACGTAGTCGGTGACTGTGGTGCAGGTCGGTTCGGAAGTGATGGGGTTGCTCGGGTCGGTGCTCTTGTAGTGACGCACGTTGAGTGCCCCGTTGTTGTTGGTCAAAACTACCAGACCATTCGATGCCATGAGGTTCATGGTCGTGTCGTCGTACTGCACGAGCAGGCGGCTGAACCCAACCAAGTTCTGATTGGTGAGGGTGGTCGCCACATCGTTGGCGGGGTTGGCATTGAGTCCGGCAAGAGCGGCTGCCATGAAGCTGCCGTCCACGGCGTACTCAAGCTGCTGCCCGGTCTGGCTGTTGGTGATGAGAACTCCCGCCGCTGGCATACCGATGGCAATCATGCGGGCGTTCTTCAAGGCAACGGCGTTGGCACTTGCTTGGTTGGCGGAGGTGGTAGTGCTGTAGCCGACGAAGCCGATGGCCTCGCCCTTGTTACGAACGGTTGCCTGCGTGATGAGTTGACGGCTCAAGAACTGGTGAACCGTGGTGCTCACGCTGAGAGGAACGATGACATTCGCCTTCTGGTTGGTTCCGGGCAGGGCGGTTGTCAAGGTCTGGATGGCGCTGATAAAGTCAGCGTCCGAGGCCACATTGAGACCGGCTTGCTTCGGGACCTGAATGACGCCGAACTGCTGTGCGCCGTTCTGAGTCATCAACTGAATACCGAGCGACACCCGGTTGATGGTGCTCGGCTGACCGTAGGCGGCGTAAGCGTCGGACGGGTTGGTATAAAGGGTGATTGCCATGTCCGCTGCCGTCTTTTCGGTCTGGAAGCTGACGTAGTAGTACTCACCGATGCTCGGCTGATTGGCGGACGGAGCAAAGGTGTTGATGATGGCGGTATCCCCGGCGTTGGCACCAAAAGTGGTAATGACTTCGGTGTGGAGACCGGCGATGGCTACCAAGTTGTTCGGCTCCGCCGTGCTGAAAGGAACGTAAACGGTTCCCGTTACACGGGGGGTTTCGCTGCTGACATCGAATACCAGTGTGTCGCCCGGCTGGAAGTTGTACTGGGGCGTCGGGAGACTGGTGTATCCGTAGTCAAGGGCATCTTGTGGGTTGACGATGGTGAACTTGAGACCGGTGATTTCGTCAACATACGTCTGGTCAAGGTAGCCCACATTGGTGCCTACTCCACCGGAACCCGAACCCTTGGGGTTGCTGGAGGTAACGAGGTACCGGAGAGCATAAGGCTCCGGGGAACTGGGGTCCACACCGCCAGCGAGGTTCAGGGGAGCAGCAGTCTGGATGGTCCCTGCCGTCTTAAGGTTGGCAAGTACCGTTCCAAAGGTGGTGCTGATACCGGAACCGGCGAGGTCGATGACTTGGCTGGTGGTCGTCACACCGTTGAAGGTGATGGCGTTTCCAACCACGCTGACACCGTAGCTGCCCGTGGTATTGAAAGCGACTGTGATGGCATCTCCACCGGAACCGGGGGTCGTAGAGAAGAAGAGAATTCCCTGTGCCAAGAGGTATGCCTGTGCGCCCGGATTAGCATCCTTGGTGTATTCATCATTTTGGAACGTCAAGGTGACAGTCTCATCCACTTCACCCGGAGAATCATAGAGGTCCGGGAAAGCGAAAGGCCACACAATATCTGTCTGATTGAAAGCACCGGATTCGGTGACGACACTGTGGACGGCATCAAACGATACCACCGGCAGAATACGTCCTACCTCATCCTTCATCTTATAAGTGCCCTGTCCGGGGATGCCGGGGTTGACCACAGTGAGTGTGTAGGAGTGGTCATGCAGCGTGTTGCGGTAGTAACTGGCATACACGTTGTTTCCAGCGCCGGGAGCGTTGTAGAGAGTAAAGCTCCCCGTGCTTCCGGTCAGTTGAATGACCCGCTCGGAAGTGCCGGGATAGTAGTTACCCAGAGCTTCCACGGGGTTGGTGCCGACGAAGACCATGATTTTGACTGGGTTGTCAGTTACCCTGCCGAGACCGCTGCCATCCACGGGGCTATCGGGCAGTGTGAACGTGAGGTTCTTGCCGTTGGCAACTCCCGTGCAAGTGCGGAGGAACACCTTCTCATCCACGAGGGTGGTGAGAATCTGAGTCGGACCGAAGGGAGTAAAGCCCGTGGTGGAACTTCCCACCAAGGTCTGACTGCCTGCGCCCCAGTTGATGACCGCATTTCCGACTGAATCCAGACCAAGATTGTAGTCCGTATCTTGGACGAAATCGGCCCGGTTAGGTCCCAAACCAACTTCGATGATGGAGGTGACATTCTGCGCCGGAATGATGTCATAGGTGTTCTGGTAAGTGTTGGTGTAATAGGTGATGGTGACGGTGGACGGGAAGGCCACGGGATTCTTAACCGTGACGAGACCTTCCGCACCGTTAACGGCGGAGACCGTTACGGGGGTGCCGTTCACTGTGACTGTAACCTTGCTGGGGTCAGTAGTGACCACCCCACCGCCGCTACCGTCTACGATGGGAACATGCTCAACCTTGAAAACAGTGTTGGTGTTGGGTCCTGCACCACCCGAGAGGAAAGTCGGGGAGATGGTTGCAGCCGGGATGGGAGGAGATTGGATGGCGGGCTGAGTCGCCGTGAGGTAACCAGCGTCCAAGGTGGGAATTCCCGCCTGCACGAGGTTATAAATGTCCTCAAGGGTACGCTTGCCGCCGCCGACCTCGGCGATGTCGATACTGATATGGTCCGTACCGGCTCCGCTGACCGCCTGTGTGTCCAGCACGCCGATACCCGGAGGCGAAGACAGGGTGTCATCGAAGATGGTGAGACTGACAAGGTTGCCTGTAACGCCGGGGAGCTTGGTGCTGATGACCATGGAGTCGCCGCCCGGAGGACTGGCGATGTTGTTGTAAATCGTCAGTGTGGCAAAGGAGGGAACTTGGTCCGAGTCATCCTCATTGGTAATGAGGGTATCGGTCCGGGCGAAATAGTAACTGATTTCCACGTTCTGACCCGGAGTGATGAGTTCTTGAGTGGTGAACTCGCCTGTCTGACCCACGAGGGAGATAACCGTGCCGGGCACGCCGTCGATGGTTATCTGAACCTGACTGGGGTCATTGGTGACCGTTCCCGCTCCAGTTCCTCCACCTGCCAGACCAACTGCCGCCGCTGTGACCACCGGGAAATAGGTGGTATGGAGGGTATTGGTGATTGCCGTGACTTGGTTGGAGATATTCTCGTTCACCACCTGCGGGCTAGCGACAGAGGACGAACCACGGAAAAGCTCCACGTTGTCCTGTTCAAAGAACTCCTGTCCTTCACCGATGATGACCGGGATACGGTTGTTCGTAAAGAGGGGCTGACCCGCTCCAGAAATGATAACCGAGGTGTAAACTCCGGGGGGTGCATAGCTTCCAAAGAGTGCCATAGTAAGTCTCCTCAATTTTCAGCTATTAGGCCGCTGAACGGGCATTTATTTCTTGCTCCTCAACTATGGGGATGAAAGTCTAATTCTTGCTTCGATTGCAAGAGATAAACCCTCATTCCCCCAGAACCTTGGGCTGCGCCGAGGGTGGAATTACCACCTCCCGGAGCTTGGTGCCCGGCAGGGTACGGTAGCTCTCACTGCTTGTGGCGATGAGGGCCTTTTCCCCCGACTCCTTGCGAACTTTGTCCCTAACTGCTTGGCGCTCATGGATTTTCTCCCAGCGCTTTTCGGCATCTGCTCCCACCACCACATCAAAAGTGGGATTTGACATATTGTCTGTCTTGAGGCCCGGCGCACCCTTAAGCTGGTAGACGCATTTTCCTTTACAGTTGGGTCGGATGCAGGGGCGGTCTTCAAAAGTGGCCTTGTTCATGGGCATGAGTTCTTCAACAAGGACTCCGCAGGTATCACAGCGGAAGGCGTATATAGCCATAGTTAGATTTCCTCTTTTTCTTTCCACTCTGCCACGTATCTAATAAAAGCTTCCAAAGGTCCGGGATTGTTTTCTAAACGACCCAATATGACATTGCAAGAAGTGCAAAGAAGCCCTCGATTGTTTTTAGTCTTGTGATTATGGTCCACACACAACCTTCGTTTGGCACGACATGCTGTGGGGGGTCTTTTACAGATTGCACACACACCACCTTGCTTTTCAAATTGAGCAGCGTATTCCTCTTGAGTCATTTTGTACCGATATTTAATAAGCCAACAACCCGGAAGATTCTCAGTTCTTTTCTTAAACAACTCATTTCTTCTTGTTGGACTTGTGGTAGCCATGATTCGAGAGTTCCTACATCTTCTACATACGTGTCTACGACCAACCGTATCTCCATTACGGAATAGTTGAAATTCCTCCTCAGACTTAGGGGTATTACATTTTCGGCACTGTATGAGTTCCGCCATGGTGTATCAATATAGATTGCCATAGTCTATTTTCTAGTTCGATTGACTTTCCGTTTCTTTAGGCAGGAGAGCCAGATGGAGACACTTAATCAAGGGAAAACACTGGGACCGGGGGACCTTAGTATCCTTGTCCGGGATTCCAAAGGACGGATGGTTGACCCCGTGTCAATCTCCTATTCAATATTTCAGATAACGGAAAAGATCCCCGAAGTGGGGCAGCGGGCATATGAGTATGATGCCGAGCAACCAAACCACATGGGGCGGCTGCCCGAAGATAGCCTCATTCTTTCCACTGAACCCCGGATGTGCCCTCGCCGGGCCTCCGTGGGGGCTTACTGGGTCAACATGACCATACCCACCCTGTGGCGGGGAATCTTCCGGCTGGTCTGGTATCTTATCCAATATGAAGGAGAGCCGGAAACACGGGTCTATGAGGATTTCGTCGTTCAGCCCATCGACCCGGCTGATTCCGCCTTCGAGGCTCCCTCTGTCATTATTACACCGCATCCCCTGACCAAGAATAAGTACACACCGGCCATTATGGCAGTCCGGGAACTCATCAGCGATACCAACCCAGACCGCAACTACCACTTCCGTCCACCGACGCCGGGGAAGGTGGTTGCCGGGTACACCACTCGTGTAGGGTATATCTGGCTTGACTCCACTATACTAAGGATGCTTGACATTAACATTAGCAAGTTGAACACGTGGAACCCTAAGAACTTGACGAATTACAGCCTTGAGAACCTTCCAAAGGATTGGGGAAATTGTGCAGCAGTGGGTGCGGCGGCATCCTGTTTGTCCGCTGAGGGCGCACGTTGGGCGGCTGATGAGTTCAGCTACAGCTTGAATGGGGTAAGCTTGGACATCAACAAGTCCAGTCTTTACCTAAGTTTATCCCAAAGCTATGGTCAGGAGTTCCAAGAATGGGCACCCCTGATTACCGCTATCCGGCCTTACAGTGCAGGATTAAGACAACAGCGTTGGCTCCTCGGATAGAAAAACAACTTTCTCGGTATTTATATGAGGGGGTTGTGTATGTTCATCTATCTGATTGTCAACCACGAGACTGGGAAGTACTATGTCGGTCAGCATAAGGGGAACAACCTAAAAAAATACCTACAGCAGAAGTTTCATCACGCTCAAAAGGGAATCTCCAGTCGTTCCCGTCTTTATAACTCCATGCGTAAGCATCCCCTTCCCTCTTCTTGGTCCATACACGCCCTCCGGGCCGACATCCAAACAAAATCCGAATTAGACGAGACGGAGCGGGACTTCATCAAATTTCTTAGGGCAACTGACCCTGAATATGGCTACAACATATGCCGGAGAGGGGAGGGGTTCACGGGGCCGCACGGACCTGCGGCGAGAGCCAAGGTGACCGAAGCTCTGAAACAAAGATGGGCGCAACCGAACTTCCGGGAACACTGGAGTGAGATTATGAAAGGGCATCCTACATCACAAGAGACTATCGACAAGATTAAGGCTGCCCGTGTCTTGCAGGACGAAGCACCACGGGCCGAAGGCTGTAGGAAGTATGCGGCAGAGCACCCCAAAGAAATGTCAGCACGCCTGTCCCACGAGGCCCACATACTGGGGGGCAGGGCTGGAACACGGGAAGCCAAGCAAAGGGCCGCCAAAATCAGCATTGAAAGAAACAGCCGTAGGAAAGCCCAACATGTTCGCTGGCATGTCAACCGAGGGTTGATTAACCCAGAATGTTTACTTTGTAAACCATCTTTGTAGGAGGAATATGCTCCATATCCTCGGAGATAACGGTGATAACCCTCAGATATCAATGACGGGGCGGCCGGACGGGACTTGGCGCATCATTATCACGGGCGTGAAAGACGCTCTCATCCTACCCAGTGGGCAAGACTTCTGCCCTGATTCGGATGAGCCGGTAAAATGCCCTTATTGTAAGAAACCGAGGTAGGACTTGAAGCGAATCATCTTTCTTCGTCATCCTCAGACGGCCTACAACATGGAGCCAATTCGGCTCCGGGGGGCGCTTGACATCCCTCTGTCCCCGGCTGGATTCGCTCAGATACCACTGATAGTTGAAAAATTAAGGGGTCAATACTGCTGCATCAAACAGGTGTATTCCAGCCCATTGGAGCGGGCTTCCATATTGGCAACCACTGTAGCCCATGAGTATGGGTTAAAGGTAGATAAACTAGACGGCCTCAAAAGCCGAGACTACGGCATTATGAATGGCAAACCTGTAGATGAAGTAAAGGATGTACTGGGAATCCTTGCTACGGGAGCGGGCCGGGATTTGTTCCCCAAGGGTGGGGAATCCATGAACACTTTCCTCGAAAAGTTGATAGAAGCCATTAAGCAAATCATTTATCAAGCTCCCGAGGATGGGGAGGTTCTAGTCTGCACTCACCTCCAGAACATCATGCTGGGGACGAAGTGGTTATTCAATGGATTGCCGGAAATATCCGACTTCACATTCACTTACAGTGAGGCGAATGAAATACCACCGGGTGAGTGGATAGAGGTGAAAAGGGATTGGGTGGTGGTGAAGAATGATTAGCGAATTACTGGTCATCAATTCGAGTTATGTTGGCAGCCGGGACCTGTGGTGGGTGGACGACCCCGAGGCAACGAGGGGCTATAATATCTACCGGGCCTACGACCATCCAAGCAATTGGAAAAAGCTCAATAAGGGAACATGGCGGGGACACTTCTGGAGAGACCAAGCTTACCTTGAAAAGGTGGAGTTCATTGTACGCCCGCAGGACTGGGTAGAACAGGGAGAGTTGGGCCGCTGGGGTTTCAAGCTCCCAGAGATCCCCTATTCCAACATTGTGGCGACTCGTCCCATGGTAGCCAACAACCCTGATGACATAAAGATTGTCCTCACCGACATGTTTAACAATAAGAGTGAGATACGTCCCACAGAGGTACGGGCACTAGACCAGACCGTCTGGTTCCCTATGGACAACACTCTTGCCAAGGGTGGAGCGGTGTCGGATACAGCGGTGGTTTCCACGGATAACGTCGTCGTCGCCAACTATGCTGGCATTCAGGAAGTAAAGGCATTTTTCAAGAGGCTAGCCAACTACGTGGACATCTACACCTCGCTGGCACGGCAATTCTACACGGTAGTAGGGGTGGGTGATGGCGGAGAAATCCACAAGCCCGGAGCACCAGCCGCTCCCGTTGTGAATACCCAAGAAGTAGACCAGATTACTTGGGAATACAAAGAAATGGTAAACCGCAACCACTGGGTTTTTGAACAGGTGGGCGAACCCGCTTATATAATGTTTCGCCGGACCCGTGGAGAACCTTGCGGCTGCGTGCGCCCCGAGGCGGGAATGGGTACTCCCCGTCACGGATGCAAAGTTTGCTTTGAAACCGGGGTCGTCGGAGGTTACTACGGTCCCTATGACTTTCTCTACGTCCCCCCTGACACGGCGCTTGTCCGTGAACTGGACGAAGGCGGGGGTATCAAAGCGACCCGTGAATCGAAAAGTTACCTGACCAATACCCCCATTGTACAGGATGGTGACCTCATCATTCGCCGGACTGGGGAACGTCTGGTCATTCACGGCGTCACTTACAAACAACCGAGAGGCATACTCCTCCAACAGGACTTCGGCGTTCAATTACTGACCGAGGGTGACACCCGTTATCTCATTCCCATCAACACCGGCCTGCCGACACTTTACAACCCCATCTATCGGGATAACCCGGACCAAGGCATCGACCCGCTCCACCTTAAGGGTGATGGAGAACCTATCGTGAATATCCGGGAGCAACCGGATAAGCCTTTCGAGAACACTATTGAACCCCCGGTAGGGAGGACCGTCACGTTTGGGAGGATACAAAATTAGAAAGTAAAAAACGAACTTTCCAAAGCACTTATAGGAGGAAGGTTCATGTTCATTTATCTTATTGTCAATCACGAAACCGGGAAGTACTACGTTGGACAGCACAAAGGGGATAACCTTAAAGCCTACTTGCAGCGTAAATTTTCCGCCGCAAAACACAATGAGGGTAAGGGGGGTTCTTATTTATTCGCCTCTATGCGTAAACATCCCCTTTCCTCCTCTTGGTCCATTCATGCCCTTCGTTCGGATATCCAAACAAAAGAAGAGCTTAACGAAACCGAGAGGGATTTTATCAAATTTCTGCGGTCACAAGACCCCGAGTATGGGTACAACATTTGTAAGGGTGGGGAAGGACATACAGGACCGTTATCTCAAGAAACTCGTCAAAAAATATCTACTCACCACAAACAAATGTGGACTAACCCTGAAATAAAACAACATTTCTTAACACAAATGATAGTGGGGCATAGGAATAGTTCATCGTGGCATACCCCGGAAGGTCTTGAAAAAATTAAACAGGCAATTGCTGGATTAAAACGCACGCCTGAGACATGTAATAAAATACGGATTAAACGTCTGCTACAGCCAGACCCCCGGCGTGGGAAACATCATTCAGAGAAAACGAAAAAACGTATTAGCGAGGTCAAAAAAGGTACCCCAAGTTCCTTCCGTGGAAAACACCATAGTGATGAGTCAAAAGAGAAAAACCGAAAAGCCCATTTAATAAATCTGCAAGGACAAGATTTTGGAAACGTAATTCCCATGTCTTTAGTAGCGTCTAATCCCCAATCCAAGTGGGCGGTTAAATGCATTGTTTGCGGGTCCGAGGGAATAGTGAGGGGGGATAGAATCAGAAGTGGTGATTCCGCTTTCATGAGAGCACACTCTGGGATACATGAAGTCTCGAATAGGGGGATACAAAACTAATGTACCTCTACCATTGCACCTCCACTGACCGAGTAGTAAGCATCCAGCATAAAGGGCTACAGCCTTCAATGGACCCACATTGGGGAGGAGACTTGGGAGATACTTCTCTGGGTAAAGTGTTCTTTGCTGATAACCCCCAGCACGCCTACTATTACGGTGAGATTGTCTTTCGTGACACCTTACAGTTAGAGGGAGCAGCGGGCGCTCCCATCCTGTTAAGAGTAAGAAACCTCCAAGGTATGGTACAGGACAAGCAAGATACCCACTCATTCTATGCCGAGAGGGTAATTCCCCCGCAAACCATTGAGATAATGTGGCATGGGTGGAAACCTATAAAGAGCGCCGGGGGATATTGGGATGAGATGGAGTACCGCCTCAATGACGATGAGAACGTTTATGAAGACTGGGAAGGTACCCCATTCGACAGTATAGAGGAAGTCTTGGCGGATGCCAAGGCGTCCATTCTAGCACCGGCTAAATCTGGAACTCTTAAAAGAGGGGACCGTATGCCAGATAAGACCAAACCCACTGTATGTTTTGTCCGCCACGGGCACACCCCCTATAACTCCTCTACCGGGGATTCCATGGATAGCCGCATCCGGGGATTCACCAATGTGCCCTTAGATGAGATTGGAAAACAACAGGCAGGGAAAACGGCCAAAAAATTTAAGGGTATGGATATAAAGGAGATATACTCCTCCGACCTTGACCGTGCCGCTTATACAGCAAATGAAATAAAGAAGGTCACGGGGGCTAAACTCTACCTCATCCCCAACTTACGACCGTGGGACCTCGGAGATTGGGCTGGAGATACGGTCCGAGAACATATTGAGGAACTCGAACTCCTCCAGAAAAATATCGACCAAGCCGCTCCCGGAGGCAAGCCCTTCCGGGAGTTCTATGACCGGGCGGTCAGCATTGTCAAGTGGCTACAGGAGAGAGCCATAAAGCTTAACGGGAGGATAGTTGCTGTCACTCACTCCCGGTTTTTGAACTCCCTGCCCTGCATCATTTCCGAGGGTGACCCTACTACCGTACCTCTGGCTGGGGGAGCCGCCACTGGGCAAGTCATTGAAATTGAAAAGGTTGACGGAAATTGGGCTATGCGAACCCTTGATGACGAGATTCAAGAAGTGGAAGAACAGAAGGCAAAATCCAAAGAAGGCGACTATACAAGCCATAAGAGAGGAACGCCCATGGGAATTTCTACGAAAGCAAGCGATTTGGCGGCATTGGTATCAAAAACCGCCCAAGTATTGTGCGAGGGGGACCACCCCAACGCCGATTCCGACCTACAAGCCATGGTGGGCGACCCCACGGATGTCCGTACTTCCACCTTTGCCCAGTTCCACCCCAATCCGGGGACCATGCAGCTTCCCAATCCTCTCAGCCCTATCGAGGGAGACGAGATTTTCTTCGCCTATATGCTGCCGGGGGCCGTATTCCAAGCTCATGATGGCAGCGAGTGGAACATCCTGTTTTATGACGGGGCCGACTCCATTCAGATTGAGAACCGCTGGTACCCAAGGATTTCATGGTTTGTGTCCATCGGAGATATCCGGCGCAGCATTCACCAGTGGATTGAACCCATCACTCAGACCGTTCCGCCTCCGCCGCCCGGCGTCGATTACAGCGCCCTGCCGGTCAAGGTCATGGACAAGGAAGACAACATCGGAAGTGCTGATGCACTGACCGATGACAAGGTCAGCGGCGGAAGTAGCTGGTAAATTTTGGCGGAGAGTCAGTGAAACAGTAGGAGGAAACATGGTAATCACCTCAGCAGTAGTCGGTTTGGCAATCAGCCACGTCGTAGCCATCGTCGTTGGATGGTGGGCAAAGGCCAAGGCCGTAGCCACGGCAGAAGCCGCCAAGGTTAAGCCGGAAGCCGAGAAGGTTCTCGCCGCAGTCAAGGCAGAACTTGCCAAGGCAGAAGCCGTTGCCGAGACGGATGCGAAAAAGGTTATCGCCGCCATCAAAGCAAAGCTGTAACCAACCGGGGGTTCCCGCCTATCATGCCTGTTCAGTGGCTTGGTAACTGAAACGCCTATCGAGTTCTTTGTAGGGAGCATTTATGCTTGACTTGACGGGCGGGAATCTCGTCGCTTATCTCCGCAGAGTTATCGAAGACGCCGTAAACCGGTCCCCCCGGTTCCGGTACACCCTTGGAGAAGTCTCTTCTCAGTACAACAACCTCATTCAATGGAAGGACGCTCAAATCAGCATCAAGAACGTCACCTCCACCGGCAACCGCCTCTCTCCTGACTACTTCATGTGCAAGAACTACGGGCGGGCAATTCTTGCCAAAATCCAGAGCAAAGAGGGGGGATTCATTGAGTGGGTGCAAGAGGTGGATTCCACCCGGCAGACGCCCGCAGCCGGGGTATACTATTTCAATGTGGATGAGGTCAATGAGCAGACACGGGACGTAGACCTAACCATCCAGAAATACACATGGCAAGAGGGTAAGGTTGTCAACGCCCAAGGCTCCATCGTCTACTTCGCCCCCCAAATTGACGGCACTACGGTCTCAGGGTATGTCTCAGGCAGGGGAAGCCCCCCAACGCCTCTGGAAACGGCTGTAAACGACGGCACGTGGCAAACTACGCTCGTTTCTCCTCCTGTGCCGGTAGATTTGCTCCTCGCCCCGCATTTTGGCTATTTGCTGACCGATACCCCAGCCGGGTTGGTCCTCTTCGCCGGGTCCCCACCCGTCCAGCTTACTCCCCTGTTGGATTACTGGTATCAACAGACCGTCCAGCAAGTGGTATGCCAAAGTACCGTGGGAGGACAAGAAGTCGTTGGCATTCCGCTGGGCCTTGTGGACGTTCCGGGAGGCGGAAGCCCGCCGCAGATGGTTCAGACCCTCCTCTCCTTCACGCTTACGGACCAGAACGGCTACGAACTTATCAAAGGGAAGGATTACACCTACTTTGCCAGCAATGATTGGCTGGAACTCTCTCCGTACACGCCGCCCGGAATGACCATTACGGCAAACATGGTCGTTAAGGTTGACCCCACGGGCGTACCGGGGACCAACCCGGAGAATATCCTACAGACGCAAGTGACGGAGGGAAACAGTCTAGCACCGGGGCAGGTATTCGTACAGACCTCTCTCGGAAACTACACGTCACTCGTACCCAATACGGATGGGACTTGTACCTTGCCCACTCTTCTCTTGCCGGGGGAATGGTGCCGCTGGGAAGTTCGAGTAGATACAGGAAGAACAAAGGCCCGAGCCAAAAAGTACAACCTCAATGAGAATGTCCTCCCCGGCCTGCGGATAGCTATCGGTGACAACGTTCTCAAGGATGACCAAGTGGCTATCATCGTGCAGCCCTACACCGCCGAGACCTATGAGGTATACGGGAGCAAGGAGAACCTGACCTTCACCGTGGACTGCCGGGCAAATGACCTCCAGACCGCCTCCGACCTCAGCGAGTTGCTCCGCCGAGAGCTTCTCATCATGCGCCGGACGAATATGGAGGCAGACGGCATCACCTTGTTTGAAGCCAGCCGGTCGTATGTGGGATTGCAGCGTGACCTCAGCGGCACCGCTCCACAGTTTGTCTACAGTCTGACTGTTTCCGCTATGGCAGATTGGAAAGTGTTTGTACCACTGGTCACCCGGCTGGTCACCTTGGAAATAACCAGCACCGCCACGGTGTCATCCTACGGTCCGGGTATATCGCTTACGCCCCGAGTCAAAGTGTTTGGCAACACCAAGTTCTTAGAATCTTACACGTAACCGGTCAATCTTCAATTCCATCCGCCCGTTCGCCGGTATTGACAATGACCTGTACCAGCCTCATTTCTTCGACCACTCCCACCGCAAGTTACTGCCGTCGTATTTCTCAAAAGCGAGGCAGGGACTCCCGAGGGGAGCATGGGCTGACCCGGCGATTTCGGGGTAGTGTTTCATGCGTATATACCGCAGTACTCTGCGTCAGGATGCTCTTTGCAATATGGGCATGGGTCCACATGTATGCGGCTCAAGACCCGTGCGTAATACTCAATGTAAGGCTCCTCGTATCTTCCCGTCATGGGGCGACCGCACTTTGCACAATACATGTCAACTTCTAAAGAGATGGTCCCCGCACTGCTCGTAATAGTCATACTACCCTCACTTGTTAAAGCCCGGATGCGAGACGCCTTCACTGGACTTCGGCTTAATCTTCATTCCCTTTAGCCGTTCGATGGTTTCGTCAAATGGCCGGTCAAGGCATTGCGTAGCGACCACGAACTCCCGCAGGTGGGCAATGCTGAGGTCGTTGGTTTCCTTCGCCCAACCGGCTATTTGCTCTTTCGTGAATTTCTCTCCGATGGCACGGGTCAGATACATGCGTCGGGCCGACTCGTCCGGCATAGGGACCTTTATCACTTCGTCAAAGCGGCTCGGGCGGTTGACGATACGAGGCCCGAGGTTCTCAGGGTAGTTCGTCGTGGCGATATGCACCACGTTGTTTACCTGATGCTCACCGTCCAGAAAGCTGAGCAAATCGTGTTCGCCCCGGTGCTCAATCACTTCCTCAATATCTTCCATGATGACGATAAGCGGGCGGTCCGGCTCTATCCGGCGAAGGACCCGCAGAGCGTTGATTGCCATGCCCGGATGCTGGCAGATGATGACAATACCGCCCCGCTTGATGAGCTTTTCAATAAGCAGAGCGACCGTCGCCGTCTTACCCGACCCGGCGTTGCCCCACAGGAGGATACCCCGCTTGAACAGGATGCCCATAGCGGAGAACTTCTCCTTGGAGTCCCAAAAGGTTTCGATGGAGTTGATGACCTGTTGAGTGACCGTCTCCCCAAGGTCATAAAGGGTGTCAGTCATTGGCTTGGACTTGAGGAAGTATATCCTCCCGTCGCTGTCCTGAGAGAGGTTGTAGACCCCCGGAGGAAGCGTATCAGTGGTCTTGGAGGAGGCGGAAAAGCTACCGTTAGGATGCACCTGCCACTGGCAGACGTTCATGGTGATGACATCATCGGATTCGTCGCTCCCCGTGGGACCTTGGGCGCTAGTCTTATTTCCACGGGGAACACCTTGGTCTGAATCCCTTGCTGCCTTATCGTTCATCCTACCTTGCAGTTCCGCCCAATCGTCGGATGCTGACATATTTTCTCCCTCACATTTCGGCATTAGTCATCTTCCCGGTTGTAGCGGTCATAACCGCTGGAGATTTCCCGGACTTCGTCAAGGGTCTGGTGCCGCTTAATTACCCCATCTTCAAATACTGTCTCCAGCTTATCTTCGTGGCCTGTGGCGAGCTTCATATCGTATTCCTGCTCCACAGTCTCGAATTCCCCATCCGACAGTTCCAAGAGGGAGAACCTGCCGCCGATGGATGCCTTGGACGGGTCGGTCTTAACCGTCTTGTGAACATCCTCCCACCGACCGTCCCGGCAGATAGCGGAGCATTTGATGGCGAACCGCATGGTATCACGGTTCTGCTGTTGAAGCAAAGCACCGCCCATGCCGTAGCCCCAGTTGTCCATGGACCACCCGGCCCGTGTCAGGTGACTGTTGATGCGGCAGATGTTCTGGTAGTTGACTCCGTCGCCTTGGATGACCCGGACCTGCTTGGGCAGGACCTTCCAACCCTTAGCGTTTGTCTCGAAGCCAAACTTCTCGGCAATGGCGTTGAACATGTCTTCAATGACGACACAGGGGTCACCGCTATCCGGGCGCAGGACCACCACGCCGTCACGCCGCAGAATTGTTTCCCGCAACTTGCCGCCGAAGATGTTAGCAACGGCGTTGTGGGTGTCGTAGCTGTCTACCACGAGCGCCACGAGGCCAGCCGGGACCTTCTCCAGCATGTTGGCATAAGCCTCAGCCTCGGCATCCTCACCCCACGAAGTAACGGTGGAGTGCTCCATCGCCGGGATGGAGAAACCGGCGCAGGGGCAATCGTAGAACTGCTCCAGAAGCGAAAGAGCCGCCATGGTGTCGGTGCCCATGAAATTGACAAGGTGGGCAGCCCCGCCGATAGCAGCGGTCTCCTGAGAGCTAACGCCCCTGTATCCGAAGTCGTGCAACTTGAAACCGAGTCCAGCCGGGTCACCGGTACGCACAAGGTCCCTGCCGATGGTCTGCTTGATTTCAAATGACAGGGTCCCAACCGTGATGGGATACCACACTTGCAGGAGTTGGGTTTCCGCCCAGTTGGTCAGCCACGGGAATTCCTTGTCGGTGTTTTCGATGGTCATCAACACGTTCTTGATGGGAACCACGGTACCCTCTTTAACCGCACGAATGCGCAGGGGCAACTTGCCGCCATGCTTTTCCAGCAACCGCATCCAGCCGTTGAAGTTGAATACTTCATCGTTGCCGAAATGCCGGTGACAAATGCGGGCAGCTTCGTGGACATCTTTCTTGGTGAACACCTTGCCCTCGAAGTATGCGGCGAGGATGTATTGCAGCCCGGAGAACAATGTGTGCTGCCAGAAACCACCCCGGCTCATGAGGTAGCTGTACACATATTCCGCATCCGAAGGATACTGAAACCAGTGCGACAGCTTGTAGCTGTCTGTCCTTAAAATGGGGTTAAGCTTGAGTGCTTTGGGCATGTGTGTTCTCCTTTTTGGTAAGATGTTGTTGCAGCATCTCGAAGAGAGGACGATGCTCCTTCTCAAAATCCTCCACAGTCAATTTGCTTATGTCAAACCACTGCGCTTGGGAAAGGTCATCGCTGCCCTTCCCGCCCATAGTCATACTGTACGCCATGAAGAAGACGGTCTTGAAGCCCTCAGATGGCTCCGAGCGCCAGCGCCAGCTATCGACCTTGCGGGAGCCGACATATTCAAGGTCTTGGATGTCCAGACCCGTCTCCTCGAACGCTTCCTTCTTGGCATCAGCCTCGAAGGTTGGCGTGCTGAATATTGCGTGCCCGCCCGGAAAACGCCAGAACGTGTCATCTGGCTTCTTGCCGAGGAGAAGCATCAAACCCTTCTCCGCCTTGTGCAGGATAGCAATGTCCACCACGGTGACAAGCCGGGGCCACAGTTGGTTCATGGCGTAGATGACACCCGCCCGGAAAAATGGCGACTCCATGACATTGTTGGTCAGCTTGGCACGGATATCCGTGCTGGTAAGGGACGCCGGGACCTCTATCTCCAGTTCCTTGACCTTGTGCTTCCCGTGATAGAAGGGAGCGAATGAGTCCCTACTACCGTATAATACCACTTCGTGGGGAACTTCTCCCACGGCTTCGGAGATGCGCTCATCCAAACTGTCTGACCACTGTTCGTCGGTCTTGCAGTCCCGCAGGGGCAATACGGTGAACTCGGGGAACTTCGCCTGAATCATTTTCTTCCGAGTCTCGAAGTCTAACGGGTCGTGCCGGGTCGGACCGACCTTATTGCAGCCAAGGAATACGATAACCCGCTGGTGACGCCCACGCACAATACGAAAAATTTCAAGGTGCCCGTCATGGAGTTCGTGAACTTGGAACCGGCCAACTAAAACACCAAATGATGGTTTGGTCATGATACCCTCCTGTATCGTTCCCCCAACTCATATCGTTCAATTAATTCAATGCACTGTCCCTGTTCCGTCCACTCTCTAGAAAACTTACTGATTAAACTGAACAACTCTTTAACAGACAAATCGGATGTTACTCTTTTCCTACAATTTTCGGAGTGTGTGACATACCGGCAATTTGCTGGATGCCTTACTATCTCCGGGAAAACCCCAAGAGCATATGCCTGTTTTCGAGACAGCCTATGGTCTCGTACCAACCCAGTCTTATTCTTAACTGGATGAAATATACCCAACTCAGAAACTCGTCTCTTTGTCTCTATTGGCTGAAATTGTAGCAAGTTAGCCCCATTAACCCAATTCGATAATTTCCGGTATAGAGCAAAATCAGACAAGTTTTCTAGCGGCGTCCAATTGCCGTGTTCCTCATTTACTTTTCTTACACGTTTACGATATTCATCAGTAAACTTCTCCCTTGATTTAGTACCAATCTTTCTCTTGGATTTTTCTGAGCAAGGGTGTGATATTCCTTTATGGCCCTCACTTAGCCGTTGTAACCATACGTTGCCAAAAACCCTTCCTCGGTTTGCTGTTCCCGCCCCCCATCGTTCTCTTGGGTTTAGCATACGTAGCGAAACCTGTTTAGAAATAAGTTTCTTTGTATGTTTAGACACTTTGTTTCCATAGTTGGGGTTACCGGTCCCTGAAAAGTCCCTACTCCTTTTTAGGTCCGAGCATTTCCTGCTACAGACTATACGAGGCATTTCATGCCCTGATATCAAAAATCTCGTGGAACATTCACTACACACCTGTAAGAACTGGTGCCGTTTCTTTTTCCCTTGAAACCCCTCATTTCGTTTTAAGCATGTTCCTCGAATCTCATTATTTCCCACCCCTGTCTTGCAATGAAAGCACATTAACACGATTTTATCCTCCTATTAAAGGAGTTGAAAGTCATGTTTATTGTGCTAGTCATGAGACGGATTTATACTGCAATTCCCTTTTTGGCTTTCATTACGATATCATCATATGCGGTGAATGGGCACAGAGAAGCGTTTAAGCTAAAACTGGACTTGTCAAATTCTACCGTAAGGATGCGTATTCTGTTTTCCATGCGGAAGACCCGAACA